GTTGCAAAAGCATACAACGGTGCATACGTTATGATTGAGGTAAATGATATTGGAGAACAAGTTGCAACTGCAATGCAGTATGACTTAGAGTATGATAATCTAATCATGGCATCTATGCGTGGTAGAGCTGGTCAAATACTTGGTTCTGGTTTCTCTGGGGGTAAAGTACAGTTGGGTGTAAGAACAACCAAAGCAGTAAAAATGTTAGGGTGTTCAAACCTCAAACAACTTATAGAAACAGACAAACTAATTATTAATGATTATGACCTTATAACAGAGTTTTCTACATTTGTCAAACATGGACAGTCATTTCAAGCAGAAGAAGGACACACAGATGACCTTGCAATGTGTTGTGTATTATTCGGATGGATGACAAACCAGACATACTTCAAAGAACTTACTAATGTAGATATCAGAGAAAGAATGTTCTTAGAACAACAAGACCAATTAGAACAAGACATGGCTCCATTCGGATTTATGGACAATGGTATTGATGACCCACTTGGTGAAGCTGTTATAGATGAATATGGTACGAGGTGGTCACCAGTTGTGAGAGATTATCAAGACAATTGGTAAAGAACACTAAATTCCTACATAATATCAATAATGTCATGTTCATATTTAATATAACAATTGGAACAAACTATTTTTGATTTTTCTATGAGGTTAACTACTTCTTTTCTAGATTCTTCGTTAAGACCTAATCGTTTAGATTTAAAACGAATCTCTTTATCGTGGGGATAAAATCTAAGACAGGCTGTTTCTGGTTCACCACAGTGATGACAAGAATACGGTGCAAGAAACTCATTTAACCAAATAATTCTTCGATTATAGTTTTTCTTTGCAACTTCTTTAATGGTCTTTTGGTATCGTTTATAGTATGACATGGTATTATTTATAGATTCAAGTGCATATAAAAATGGGTTTTTAGAAACTGAAATTTACTAAATATACACAAGAATGATTTATTTGACAAAGAATAAGGAGAAAAAATATGCCTTTTCAAGTATCGCCTGGGGTTCTTGTCAAAGAGGTTGACTTAACCAATGTAGTTCCTGCTGTATCGACATCTATCGGTGCAATTGCTGGTGCCTTTGAGAAAGGCCCAGTTTCAGAGATTACGGCGGTTTCTTCAGAGGAAGAATTAGTCAGACTGTTTGGTAAACCTAATGGAAGTAACTTTGAGACATTCTTTACTGCATCTAACTTCCTTCAGTACGGAAACGCACTGAGAGTTGTAAGAGCAGAAAGTGCTGTCGCAAATGCTATGAGTGGTGGTTCTGGTCTTTTGATTAAGTCCGACACTCATTATCAAGATAATTATGCTGCTGGTCAAGCATCCAGTGGTGAGTGGGGTGCTAGAACTGCTGGTACTCACGGAAATAGTTTAGGTGTGTCCATGTGTTTGGGGCCACTTGCTTTTGAACAAACTTTTGCTGGAAACGCTGGTACACTTGGTGTAACAACTGGTACGCCTGCTGTTGGTGCAACTACTGTTAATGTTGACACTGGTGGTGGTTCTGCTGGTGCTGGTGGAGCTGCATATAATGTCGGTGACATTGTGTACTTCCAAGAAGCAGATGGACAACAGTATGAAGTTACTGGAATTTCAACAGACACTTTAACAATTAGACGTTTAGATGACCCAAATGGTGGTGGTCTTAAAACTGCACTTGCAGCTGCAACAAATGTTCGCAGACGTTGGGCTTTCTATGATTTATTCGATAGTGCGCCTGGCACTTCAACATATGCTGCTGGTAAAAATATTTCTGATGACGAAATGCACATTGTTGTATTTGACAGAACTGGTCTTATCAACGGTTTCAGAAAAGATACTGCTGGTGAAAGAACAACTTCTGTTCTTGAAACATATCCATTTGTATCAAAAGCGTTTGGTGCTAAAACTGCACAAGGTGGAACTAACTACTACCCAGATGTGATTTTTAAACAATCATCATTTGTATACTGGTTAGACCATCATTCAGTACTTGGTGCTGGTGGTGGTAAGATTGCCGCTGGTACTGCTGGTACATCTGGAGATGCTTTCCCAGTTGGAACTGGTACTACTGGAGAAATCGGATTTAACCTTTCTGGTGGAACAGATGATTATGCATTAACAGTTGGTGAACTAGACAGTGCATACACAGAATTTGAAGATGCAGAAACAGTTGATGTTAACCTCATCATGGCTGGTACATCACCAGCATCTACAGATGGTGTTACACACGCAACTAATCTGATTGACCTTGCAGAGAAAAGAAAAGACGTTGTTGTTTTCATCTCACCAAGAAGAGATGATGTGGTTAATGTTGCAAACTCTACCACACAAGCATCAAATGTCAAGGGTTTCTTTGATAACCTTGCAAGTTCTTCATACGCAGTCTTTGATAGTGGATACAAGTACCAATTTGATAAATTCAATGACGTATTCAGATTTGTACCACTGAATGGTGATATTGCTGGTCTTTGTGCAAACACAGACACAGTTGCAGACCCATTCTTCTCGCCTGGCGGTTTTAACAGAGGACAAATTCGTGGTGCAGTTAAACTTGCATTTAACCCAACCAAAGCACAAAGAGACATTCTCTACCCTGCTAGAATTAATCCAGTTGTTTCATTCCCAGGCCAAGGAACAGTTCTTTTCGGTGATAAGACTGCACTCGCAAAACCAAGTGCATTTGACCGAATTAATGTTCGTAGATTGTTTATCTTACTAGAGAAAGCGATTGCAACCGCTGCTAAATTCCAGTTGTTTGAGTTCAATGACGCATTTACTCAAGCACAATTTAGAAACTTGGTTGAACCTTTCTTGAGAGACATTCAAGGTAGAAGGGGTATCACAGACTTTAGTGTTGTTGCAGATGGAACTAACAATACTGGAGAAGTAATTGACCGAAATGAGTTTGTTGCAGACATCTTCATCAAACCAGCAAGGTCTATCAACTTCATTCAGTTGAACTTCATTGCAGTGAGAACTGGTGTCGCATTTTCAGAGATAGGGGGGTAATTAAATGGCTACGTTAGACGAATTTAAAGCAAACCTTATTGGTGGTGGTGCGAGAGCTAACCAGTTTAGAGTAACTTTCAACACGCCCGGCGCAATTGCAACTGGACTTGATGTACGAAAAGCATCTTTTCTAATTAAAGCAGCTGCATTGCCAGGACAGACAATCGGAGAAATTGCAATTCCATTTAGAGGTAGAAACCTTTATGTCGCTGGAGACAGAGAATTTGAGGCATGGGAAACCACAGTCATCAATGATACTGACTTCAACGTAAGAAATGCAATTGAAAGATGGTTGAACGCAATCAATGATACAGTAACAAATACTGGTCTATCAAATGTTGCAGATTATACTGCTGATTTGACTGTAGAACAGTTAGATAGGGATGACACAGTTCTTAAATCTTACATTCTAAGAAACTGTCAACCTACTGGTACTGGTGCGATTGAGTTAAGTTATGAAACTGCAAACGCTATTGAAGAGTTCTCAGTAACTTGGAGATACACGCACTTTGAAGCCTCTTCAGTTAACTTCTAATAAACGTACTAAATAGTAGTACGAAAAGGAGTTATTATGGCTGAATTGTTTGGTTTCACAATCACTCGTAAAAAAGAAGAAGGGGGAGCGTCCTTTACGCTCCCTACTTCTGATGATGGTGCAGAGGATATTGCACAAGGCGGTTTCTATTCTTCAACCTATGATATAGAAGGTAAGGATAGAACGCAATACGATTTGATTAGAAGATATCGTAACATATCACAACAACCAGAGTGTGATAGTGCGATTGAAGATATTATTAGTGAAGCGGTTGCATCTAATGAATATGATGCACCAATTTCGTTAGCCCTAGATGGGTTAAATCAATCCGACAAAGTTAAAAGACGTATTCGTGAGGAATTTGATAGAGTTCTTCAACTATTATCTTTTACAGAAAAAGGTCACGACATATTCAGAAGATGGTATGTTGATGGTCGGTTATTCTATCATAAGGTTATTGATACAAAAGACCCAAGAAAAGGTATTACAGAGTTAAGATATATTGACCCTCAGAAGATTAAAAAGGTCAGAGAAAAGATTTCTGGTAAACCTAATCCTATTACACAAGTAGAAGAAAAACAAAAAGCACTTGAGTTTTATATCTACAATGAACATGGAATTACAACTGGTGGTTCTGTTAATAACGGATTAAAGATTTCAAAAGATTCTATTGCATATTGTCCTTCTGGTATTATTGACCAGAACAGAGGTTCAGTATTATCTTATCTACATAAAGCAATCAAACCAGTTAACCAACTGCGAATGATTGAAGATAGTCTTGTTATTTACAGAATATCAAGA